CAGAAAGAGAATCTTCAGAACTCATCAGAGCTTCCATATCCTCTTTCACAGAGATGTTTTTAATTCTCTCATCAATCTCTGCCTTTTGGTCTTCAAGTTTCTGCAACTCTTCTTCAGTTGCAGCACTATCAGCCTCATCAAGTTTGGCAGCATGAGCAGCAAGCATTTCTTCAATGTCTGCCTTCTTCATTTTACCAATCTGCTCTAAAGTCTGTGCCTTGGTCATCTTTTTGTTCTCTTTAAGTTCCTTGCCATCATGGGCGATTTCATCACCAACAGCAAGTTTCTCAGGAGCATCTTTTTGCTCCAGATCAACTACAGACTCAACAGTATCTTGCACTTCGTTGACTGCAATTTTTTCATCAACTTCTTCAAGAGCAGGAGCAACACCATTTTCTGTGTGGTCTTCGGCTTCTTCAAGTTCAGCCATAACTTCCGCTTCAAGTTCTTCAATTGTCTGTTCTAATTCGGACATAGGTTTGTCTCCTTACCTTGTGTTATTATATTTATAAATTATAATCTTTTGAGGAATTTAGCAAATTCTAAAGCCTCAACTTTTGCATTCCTTTGATGTTTTTTAACATCAAATTTCCGCCTTAACTCAACAAGTTCCGCTTCTACTAACGCTCCATTGTTCCAAACCCATTCTTTACCTTCCATAATACCTTCTACGAAAGCATTTGGTGCAGAAGGGTCTGCAACAATATCAGCAGCGGTTGCAAGATAAAAGTCATCTCTCACATAATTAGCACCATTTTTTTGGTCCAAACTACCCATACCTCTAGATGAAACTCCTAACTTAGCACCCTCATCCATAAGATTTTTAACTATTTCGCCCATAGGAGTGGCCATAATCTTAGCCTCACCAATGAAATTCTTACCATCTGGTGTCAAAGAAGTAATCATATGGGAGACACGCTCCAGATTGACCGTTGGCCCATCAGGATGTCCAAGCTCACCAAATGCACGTTTTTCTTTGATAAAATTCTTATTATATTTTTGAACTTCGTTCTGAAGAATTTCCATAGGATAAACACGACCATTACGGTTTTTAATGTCAGCTTGCATGAAAATACCACGAATTTTATAAGTTTTCTTGCCACCATCTTTTTCTTCGCAAATGTATTCTACATTTTCTACTGCTTCCGAAAATAATTTTACTGTATGCATAACATTATCCCTTATGTGATATTATCGAAACCAGATACTTTTTTCATTTTTATAATAATAGTACCTACGCAAGCGCTGTCATTTTCTATATAGATGTCACCAGTAATACCGCTACCAGCGTTATTTGAAAGTGAGGGTAAAGACTGGCCACCACCATTGTATGTACCATTACCATTTAATGTAAGTGCAGTTACATTTGATGTAGCGTCCCATTCAATCTCTGTTACTGAACTAACAGTCCACTGACAAGCAACGATTGATACTCTAGGAGCGGTAGCCGCACCGGCAATTTCAGAAACATCTACTACCTTTAATGCGGTTCCGTTTGTTCCTGTAATCGTATGCTTTGTGATAATTTCAAAGTCCGAATCAACTAATGTCTGTGTTGCAATGGCCATTATCCACTCCTAAATTGATAACATTTCTTTTTCAAAATAATTCATCAGGTCTTTTTCCGATACCTTAAACTTTTTTGATACATCTTTTATAGTTTTCTCGAAAGTATTTAGGAAATCTGAAGGTTTAGAATCCATAATTCCGAAAATTTGGTCAATAGCATCCTTCATCTTCGGAGACAATTTCTTGTACTGCCGAGATTTTCTATGCTCATCCTTTTCAATAACGGTTGAACTATACACTTCTTCAAGCGTCAACATCAGTTTCCTCTGGGCTAACATTATTTACAAAAGCTTTTGAATGTTCTTTTCTTTTAATTTCAAGAGCATCGCCAACCTTTGTAGAAATTGAACTTTTAAAAGCAGCTTCTGCTTCTATATTATTTCCTGATACAACCGAATCTACAAATTCTCTACTCATCATCTCTTTCCTTTCTTAACATGAAATTCTTTATCATCTTCCACTGGTTCTTCTTCAGGCGGTTCTTCTTCTGCATCAGGGTCTATACCCATAGCCTTGTCAGCCCGATCCGCAGCACTATCAGCTGGGTCCATAGGCATACCATCAGGCCCAACTGGAATTCTTTGAATACCGTCACCACCATCTGGCACAACAATTCCACCATCCATTGGATCAAGTTCAGTCTCTTTCTTAATTTGATCACGCATCACTTGAATTTCTGTATCATTCATACGCAATACTTTCTTCAACACATATTCTTTACTGAAGAAAGTTCCAATATAAGCTTCAACTGTTTGTAACTGATTAAGTCTATTCTCTAAAAGTTCTGCATCTTTCAATTCTGCAAAGTGTCCATCAGCAAGAAAATCATATTGAATATGTTCTTGTATTTCAGGCCAATCTTCGGGAGCAATGATTCCTTTTAGTAAGAGTTGTGTTTTAAGAATATCTGTAAACAATGGAGAAAATTTCTTACGAATTCGTTGTACAAATTTCGTAAATTTTAATTCATCTCTTGTTATTTCTGTTGAACGGCCAAGACTAAATCCAGCATCGGATTCCATACGAGAAATTGGCACATTAAGAGAACGATATAATTTCTTTTGGAAATATTGAATATCATCAATCTCTCCAAGATTAGAACCGCCAGGTAATGTTGTAATTTCTGTTCCTCTACCACCTTCACGACGAGGCAACCAAAAATCTTCCAACATACTCATATGGTTTCTATCGTCACGAATTTCACCAGTATTTGCATCATACACCAACTTATTGCGATAACGATTCATTACATCTTTGAGATACTGTTCAGCTTTAATCTTTGGAAGATTACCAACATCAATATAAAAGATGCGGCGTTCTGGGGCTCTTGAAATACGATAGATAACAAGCGCATCTTCAATCATACGCAATTGATTTACAGGTTTTATAGCTTTATTTAAATAAGAAATTACTCTACCACTATTACCATCAAGCAAACCAGAAGGTACATAAGAAATTGAATCTTTAGATATTTTTATACCTTGGCCAGCCGCACCCACAGAAGAAGAACCTAAACCTTTTTCATTATATATAAAATATTCATCAATTTTTTCAGTCATTTCAATTCCAGTTTTGGAATCAACATTCTTTTTAACTTCTCTGACTTTTTTGATTTTCATAGAATCAATATATCTTAATTCTGTAATTCCCCTTCTTGGATTTTTAACGTCAATTACTTTATGGTAGTAAATTCTACCATCTACATACCATCGCCTAAAAACATCATGGCCCTTTTGCTCAAAGTTTAAAAGACGCAAAACTTCATCAAATTCTGCTCTGATTTTTCTTTTAATTTTATCTGGATAAGGTAAACGATCTAAAGATATTGATACTGCTTGATCACTTTGGTTAGAAACAATACCTTCATTCACGATATCATCAATAGCAGTATCACACTCTGCATGTTGAGCAATATCACGATACCGCCGAATTAAATCTAAATCGGTTCGTTCTCTACCATCTGTATCTAGAACTTGTCCAAAGAAACCGCCACCAGCAACATCAATAGCGCCGTCATCAGGAGTTGGGGTGGAGAATGTTTTTTCCCCACCCGAATCCTTATTTGCTCTTTGTATACTGAACCCAAAAAGTTCTGCCATAATATCTCCTACTGTGTTATACTATTTAGTAGGTATAAATTAGAAGTTAACCCCAGAAGTCTCAAAGTGTTGATATCTCCAAGTTACTTCAAAAGTCTCCATAGCATCAGCAGCTTCGTTTGTAAGTTCGATAGCACTAATTGTTGTTGGCCAGGCACTTCTAAAGATATAACTCTTTAGAACAGTATCGTCCCGATCCAAATGTTCTACAGTTAGATCAGTTTGATAATCAGCTGGAGCAATAACACCTGTTCCTGCCGCAAGATCGTTGATACCATTAGACCATCTTTCCATCGCATTACGAATCATGAAGTCCGTATCATTGATGAAAGTAGTTGTCCAACTTTCCTCAAAACTCCTGTCTCCAGCAATATAAATTGATCTTCCACGAAAAGGAATAGCAATTTCTGCCAAAGTCTGAGCAGGAAGATTCGATGCAGTCACCAGAAAAGAAGTTCTACGAACATCAAGTCCGATTGCAATGCCTGGCGGTGGAGTAACCGTCACCCGATACTGATTGGCACGGGCCCCACCACCGATTAGATTTGCTTTAAAGTCATCTATTGCAGCCATGATTAACCTCCTACCTCACTAAACGATACACCAGTTCTCACTGCTACAAAGTTTAGTGTAATGAAGTTAATTGATCTGGCGGGTTTAATGTAGATGTCTCCAATAAACTCGTTTCTATCAATAACCTCACCTGTGTTATTTGTGCTGTCACATACAACTTTAAAGTCATGGATACCTCTTCGACCTTGAACATCTCTCAAGAAAGGTTCAACCATATTACGGAACTGGGCCCGTGAAAATTCATCGTTGAACTCAAAGAGCATGTACTTAGCAGCAGTTGCGATTGCTTTTTCTAGAACTAAGAACAATCTACGCACGTTAATCCTATCAAACGCACTTGGTTTCGCAAGAGCAGTTTTGTCACCAAAAAGAACCACACCTTGGCCTGGGAAGTTGACAACAGGATTAACTCTTGCCTGATAAAGAATATCTCTGGCTGCCTTATTTGGATTGAAAGATAATTTAATAGCACCCCTTACATTACCCCGATTATAACCAGCGGGAGAGAACCAAGGATCAGCAACACCATCTGTATATGCACAAAGACCAGCAGTATCACCGTTCATTGGAACATGCCGATATACATCATTGTACTTATCGTACATATACTTGTAACAACTATCAAATACCACATAAGACGATGATGGGCAAAGATCAAATGCAGTCTTTACATTATTGACTGCCCTAGCAGCAGTTGACGTAGAAGTTGCAACACCAACAGTCGCAGAACGATATGGAGAAACAAATGCCACACAATCCTTACGAATTTCAACAAGGTCTGTAATCATTGTTACATGAGTGTCTTGAGTAGCAGCTGTATCACCAGCACCACCACCTTTACCACCAAGTACAAGATTGATGTCATGTAATTCTGTATCGGCAAACTTGTCATATGCAAGTGTCAGTTCACCAGCAGAAACAGCATGATCAGATGTTCCACCGGAAAGTGAATCAATTGTGATTGGTATAACTGAAGTATAAGCAGTAGTTGTATCTGTACCCCAGTTTGTACCACCAGAAATATGATCTGTCCAGTAGATGTAATTTGATTGTCTGAAAATCACATCTGGATAGTAGTTGCTACTACCTTGAGAAGTTCTAGCAGCTGAACTTTTTGACACACTTTCAAAGATTTCTAGAACACTAGAACTTCTTTGTCCAGCAACATCAGCATCGTATCCAGTGATAGCACCTGTTGTGTCATAAACAACAATGTGCATTTCATCATTAGTGCCACCGTGATCAGTATTCCACTGAGAAGTACCAGGCGCATTTGCAAACAAGTCGTGATATTTCCATTTCCGCCTTATATACGAATTATCTGCAATAGCATTTTGCAAACCACCACTATTTGGATCATCTTTTAGACGAATTGTTAATACATTAGTTGATGTATTGATAGCTGTTACTTCATACTCATTAAATTCATCAACTGGCACTGTAGCCGAAGTATCTGAAAAGAAAGAAATCATATCTCCTACATTAAATGCATTTCCCGCCTCATCTGCGTTATCAACCGTAATTGTAGTAGCAGCGGCCGAGGCAGCACCGTTAACTAACTGATTGTCCGTTGCAACCACTTGCTCGTATCCTGTTGCAGTAGAACAAATCTGAACACCGATTGAGTTGCCCCAAGTACCGGCAGAACGAGCAGCCCACTCACCATGCGAACCTTGTCCCGTAGAGAAGGATGATT